AAGATTACCGCCATAACATTTCTAATTGTTGGTACAAATCCAAGTGGTGTGTTTTTTTGTTTTATTAATTTTGCGAGCGACTCTGTTAAAGCCTTTTCAATTTCAGTTCTTTTAGTTGCCAAAATTTTTGACATTTCATCCATTAAATCTACGAACCTTTCTTTTCCGTTAAAAATAAAATAAACACTTTTTGGTACTAACTCTCCGTCTTCATTTTTAAAACTAGTTCCTTGTGTCTTATTAACCTTTTCAAATTCTGCGGCTAACTTATTAAGAGCTTCTTGGTCAGGTTGTGCGTTATTTTTTCTTTGTTTATAAGTTTCCGTAAAATCAATTGAGTCACTTTCTAATAACTCTTCAAATAAAAATATTTTAGTGGTAACTTTGTTTGTAATTTCACAAGGGGTAACTTTACCGTCTATGGTATAAGAACCCCCCTCACCACAAGTTTCATTAGATTTTAATTTTTCATTATAAAATTGAATTATTTTAGTTAGTTCTGAAATTGCGGTGTCTGTACTTACTTTAGCGGCCTCAAATTCTTTTTTAAATGTATATATTTTAGTTTTATTTTCATTTTTTAATATGAAAAATGACTCAGTGTCAATCCATTTCTTAAACCAAGAATCATAATAATCTATAACATCTCCACGATATTTTCCTAAATTATCTTTATATTCGGAAAGATTAGTTAGCGGGTCTAAATTGGCCTTTGTAAAAGTTTCTAATATTTCAGTAATAAATTGGTCTAACCTTTTTTGCATTTGAACTACGGTTATCTCAGGAAAATCGTCAGGTATTAAACCTTTTGACTTATATTCAGAATATACCTCTTTAATTTTTTGAGTTCCGTATCTAACAACTTGAGTTTTAACTGTTTTATCTTTATTTAAAGTTACCTGAGGACCTCCCGTTGTATTTTTTGGACTTGTTTGTACCGTAGATTTATACATTCTAGGTACTGCCATTAGGGATGCTATCGACACTTCAGATATCATACTGTATTTGTATGAGAACAATGTTAAATCAATTTCAAAATTTCCTGTTCCAGGATTATAAGACGAATTAAAATCTTGTAACATTAAGGGCAATCTTAAAGCTTTACCATAGTACCCTTTAATCGTTAAATAGAATAATGGATATGGTAAATTAAAAAATGCCGAATAAGGAGAATCATTACCACTTTCAAATAATGCTTTACCCTTAATATCTTCTAATTTTATTGTTATTACAGGCTCAAAATCCAACCCTTGTTTAACACTAATTGATTTAATTCCTAACAAACCGTTGTCAGTCGCTTTAAACTCTTTGTTAGACATTGTGGACTGATTATAATAATACTGTTCAGTTTTATCTGATTTAAAAGGCGGTACAACCGATATTTTTCTTTGGTTAACTCCTTCACCTTTTAATGTGTCTTTACCGGTTATTTCATCGGTATAAGCGTTGTCAATAAAAGTTTTTTCTCCCGGATTTAAAAAATTAATAGAACTTACAGATATTGTCCTAAGATTATCTGAATTTGACGCACCAACAATAAGTTTTGTTCTTGGTAATACTTTACATTCTAAATTAGCATACATGACTAAGTCTTCATGTCTAATTAATCTTTCTTTAGCCCTACCATTTTCATCAATAACCTTGTTTGGGTCAATTATCGAAATGTTATTGTAATCAAATTCGACTAATATGTTTTCAGCGTTATCTGCCATAATAGTAAAAATGTAAATTTAACTCTGCATTGTAATCTTGTAAAGAAGATAGTAATGGGAATGGTATGTTTAATACCGCACCATCATTAATATTCCATTCTAATCCTCCGTATCTTGGGTTAGCGGCCATAATTAACCAGCCAAAAGTTGGCGAACCATAAAATTGTTGAGACACTTTATCCAATCTTGATTGGTCTATTTTATAGATATATTTTTTATCTGTTGTTTTTTCGGGTATCTTAACGTACGGCACAACGGTTTGTTGTCCATTAGTTAAAAATGTTTCATATCTATTATATACTTGTCTTTTTCCCATTTTACTTAAAATCAAATTTAAATTTACCCTCCCATGTTTTAGTGTCCGAATTTACATCTACATCTTTCCAAACATTGTTAACCAAATTTTCTTTTTCTGTTTTTTTGTCTGTTGGTATTATTGTTGTGTATTTAAATTTCCTAACTTTATTTGGTGAAAAAATATCTACTTTTTCAAAATCAATGAAGGCTTGTTTTTCTTTTATATTTTTAAAATATTTTTTTTGTTCTTTTAATTCTTCATCAACAACAACTTTAAACTCATCACAAATTTTTTCTAATTTTTTTTCAAACTTATTTACGTCTTTTAACCCTTCTCTTAATAAGAAATTAAGAAATTCAGTTAAATTATTTTTATCTGAAAAAACTCGACACATAACCATGTAAAATCTTTTATCTTGTAATGTTAAACTATTTAATTTTTGAGATAACGGTTTAAAATTTCCAGCACCTTCTTTTGTTTTTGGATAAATTTCTGATAATAAAAATATGTCTGGTAATCTAATAAATTCATTAAATTTATTATAGTTAATTCCTAGATTTTCATAATCCAATCTTAACTCTTTTAAAGTACTATTAACCCCTGTTGGCGGGTTAGATTGAGTTACTTCATTTGTTCCTTCTACTAAATAAACAAATGGTTTGCCGTTTTCTAAAATTTTACCATCAGTTCTTGAATTAACAACGTTTAATTTTCTAAAGTTCTGTATCATATCTTGTTGAAAGATTGTAAAAGTCTTAACATTATCAAAAATCGCGGAATTAAATTCATTTAAATGATTTGTAACAAACGCCTCTAAATTATACCTTAATCTCTCAATATCTGCATCAGTAAACATGTTTAAATCTTTTATTTTTTTAATAATAAAATTATTAAACCCTGTTTTAATGTCTTCAATCACCTTTTCACCTAAAAAATTTAATTTATTACCTAAATTAACCGGACTTCCAAAAATTTCAACTTCTTTAGTATCAGGACTAGAGTTATCATCCTCTTTAGCCAATAAAAAATTACCTTTTGTGTATTGTCTTTCTGTTGTCACTAATTGCCAAATTCCATAGTTATACTGTTCTGATATTTTTTCCGCAGTATTATAAACATTAGTAAAATACTGTTTAGACAAGGATAATGTTTGGTCAACAACTTTTTGATATGTTGTAAATCCAGTCTCTCCCGCTCCGGTTGTATCAGTAATTGGTACTGTTGTTGCAATATCACCGATAGTTTTACCACCTCTTCTTTCAGGTTGTGTTTGAGTTTGGTTTTGTTCTGCAACTATTTCTTTTTCAAAAATTTCGTTGAATATTTCTTGGTCTAATTTAGAAGTGTCTTCTGTCCAAACCGCTCTTTCATCATAGATTTCGGTATTTGCATAATAATTAAAAGACAACGCATTTTGTAATTGTTCCACCGGTCTTGCTAGTCCGTGACCTCCAATAAAATCAAATGATAATGTAACCTTAGCAATCATTGGTTGAACTCCAATACCTTCAGGATTTAAATCAAATAGAAGCGGGTCATAGGTTATTTGTAAATTTCTAGGGATAATTTTTGTATGGTAAAAATCTCCAATTCTTAAAATTAAAATTGGTGGTGCCCCAAATGCGGTGTTTAAAGCATCATTATGTTTTGGTTTACCATCAGGACCTATTACAGGAATAGTCTCTCCAGGTCTAACGCATTGATTTAAAAAAGTAAGTCTTGCATTTAACCCTTCAGGTGTCATAGAATGAAACACAGGGTTAAAGTATTTTAGTTTTTCTCTGATTGAATCGTAAACAAATGGAGAACTTTCTTTAATCATTTCAAAATAATCACATTCGGATAATAATCGTCTTAAAATTTTTTTGCCAATCCCATCTTTTAATTTTTTCTTCACATCAATTATAGGTCTTGGTGGTGGGGGTATAATATATTTAGGGTCTTCAAGTCCTACGGTTGTTGGCTCGGGAGTTATTGTGGTTGTTATATTTTTTGGTGGTGTAGGTTCAGTCTTTTTAGTTACTTTAACTGAAGATATTCTCACTCTTCTACACGCCATCGCGTCTCTAGAATATATGTTTGCCGATTGAGTGACTTTACCGTTTTTATCTTTTATGTCTGTAGTACAATTAATTTCTTGACCTGAGCCCGATTCTGATTTTGGTATTGTAATACCTTCACCCTCACCTTCTTCACCAACAATTTCAAAATTTCCGTTTTTGGTGTACGCAGATAATATAGTCTTATTAAAGTATTGTTTAACAGAATCAATTCTTCGTTTTGATAGCGCAATATTATAATCTTTAGATGATAGGGCAGATGCAGAACCTTTTAAAGTTACTTTTATCTTATTACCTTCTTTAAGAATTTTTTCGGACTGCTTTAAAAAAGAATTTTCACCATCGGTAAATGTTTTCCAATTAGAAATTACAAAATTATTAAAAAAATCATTAGTGTCTTTTTGTTGTGAATTATCACCAAATAAACCTTTTGACGTGTCTTCGTATTTTTTTATATTTGCTTGTGATGTGTATGACTGATATGAAATATCAAAGGAAACATCTGCGGTGGTTGAGGTTTTGTTTTGAGGTCCTGGTGTATCGTTTTCAAAATAAAACCCCAAATCAATAAACTTACTTTCGATTTCTGTTACATTTGAGTTAGGCTGTTCTTTAGTGTCTTTTCTATCTTCTATACCAGCATTTGATGGCGGTACAATATTTTGTTTCGGTATTTGTTCTAACACCCCCTCAATCTCTTCTTTTGTTAATCTTGGTTGTGATATTATTTCTTGTAATTCTTGTAGTTCACTCATTTTAAATGTGTTGAACTTTTTTGCTAAGGTATATAAATCATATTTAACACATCCGGCAAAAAAAGAATTTAAAATAGAATCTATTTTTTGATTGTCGGTATTTTTTAATTGTTTATCCACTAATAAATTTAAAACAGATGGGCTATCAACAATAATTTTCCAACTTAAACTACCTGTTCTTGTCGTATCTTTATATGTATAAATTTGTTCTGGTCTACCTAAAAATGGGGTTGCATTCCAATTGGCGGTACTACTATCATTAAAAGAAATATCGTATGGCGGAAACCACATAACTCGACCTCCATTAGGTCCTTTTTCGCAGTCAGGTAATTCGTCATAAGTATAACCAGGTCTGCTTGATGTTCTCCAAGCCAAATTTTCTAAAGAAAACATATATTTTTTTGCGTAACGCTCTCCCTTATTATTTCTAACAATATTTGTAGAATCCTCACCCTTCATGGGGGCAATATTCAAATTATAGGTATTATCTAAAACCGAATAACTAAATCGTCTTCCTTCTTTTGTTATACCATCCGATTTTTGTAAATCAGGGTAAGTATAATAAGGAGTGTCTTTTGTAAAAACTCTACAATACTCAATACCAACCTCAGTCCCTTCTTTAGATATTGTATTTTCTCCAGTAACACTATCGTAATAATAAATTACTTGAGAACCTTTTGTCATTTCTTTATACCCATCATTAAAAACTTTGCTAACTTGATTAATTGCGTTACCTACATGTTTTAATCTTGATATTCCTGAAACGTTGTCTGCGGAATTGATTAATCTTTGGGTTTGGTCTAAAATTGAACCTTTTTTAAATTCTACCGATGTTGATTCTCCTTTAGTGTAGTCGCTTTTAACTTCATTGAATTCTGAATCGATGTCTCCGTCACCTCCTCCAATGGTCGCTCTATATCCTGCAGAATTTTTTCTTGATGGTGATGTCCAAACAAAACTACCCCCAATACCTCCGGCATTTATTGACGGTTTTGCCGCAAGACCAAAATTAATCTTACTTTGATTTCCTTCATATAAAATACCAAGTTCGGATGGTCCATAAACAGGTGTTTGTGTTTGTCTTCCAAATTGGTCTACAGGTATTTGATTTGGTGGCGAATTTATTGTTGATGGTTCGGAATTTTTAGAACCAACATAATAACCTCCTTTAGAACCTGATAATAAAGAAAGTGCGGTTTGAACTATTGTTTGACCAATACCTAATATACCACCAAAAGTTCTATCGTAAGCCGGTTGATATCTATTATAATCTAAAGTATTAAACAATACAGACCTTTGTCCATTCCCTGTATTTGCAATAAATATTTGAGATGGGTTTCTTCTTAGATTCAATATAGGACCTAAAAACCCACCTGTTAATGAGTTTATAACATTTAACGCGGTTGATGTTTGACTTGTTTGAACTCCTCCTTTTGTATTTTCTTCAAAATAATCTCCTGGTATTGGTGACACCGGAAAATAAGTCCCTGATAGTTTTAATGCTAATGCACCTGCCCTTGCCAATGGTGTTTCAGGTACGGTGATTGTATAATCTTTTCTTATTAAAGGTTGTTTTCCAGACACCAATAAAGACGCCTCAAATGGGTCTTGTAACGCGTTCAAATTAACTAATCCAATGGTTGAACGATAAATTTCGGACGCAATTCTTTCTTGGAACGCAAATTTTAATCTTTCCGCACCTAATTTAGCAATAAAAGAGTCTTCGGATAAAGGACCGTTTGTCCCTGTTGGGTTGTTTTCTAATAGTATTGAATACGGTGAATATGTTGAGGGTTCAAAGCTAGGTGGACTCCAATACGGTTGATGTATTGCGTCGGGCATTTCAATATCGGTAACAATGACCATGTTATTAAACCCACCAACCGGCCCAAATGTATTGGCATTGTATGCGGTATTAATATTAAATTCGTTAACAATATCTAATCTTGTATCTCTAGTCTCATTTGTTTGATAATATTCTCCTTCGTTAGTTGTTAGAGTATTGGCATTTAAATTATAATATTTCCAACTATTGATATCGTAACCACTATCAGGTGCGAATTTGTTTAACACTTTATTATCGTTAGCAAAAACATCTTGACCAATTAAATTATTTGGTGAATCGATTACATTATAAACGGAAATTGTTGGTTCGTAAGTTACCTGACCAACTGAAGGTGTATAAGTACCAGGAACATTATACGGCGGTAAATTTCTAGCAATTAAATCGTTTCTAAAAGTTTGTGTTGACGCAAAAGATAATTGTGGTCTTGTTGGCATTTATCTAATTTTATATATAAATAGGTAAATCTATATTTTTTTTTAAAAAAGTTAATTATGTCAAATTAAAATTTGAGGTAACCTCTTTCATTTTTCCAATAAATTCTTGAACAAAAAGAGTGTCTTTCATTGTTTTTTTAACTATTTCAGTATCTATTTGTGGGGGAGCATCTATTTTAATTGTAATGTCTATTTTTCCTTCACCAGTTCCTACTTTCTTCTCTGAAGAAACCACTTCAGGTTTTTTATTTGCCATATCCGTAATTGTAGTTTCTATGGGTTCTGATTTTGACACCGATTTTAAATTTTCTAATTTTGTTATCATTTCTGATAATCCGGTACCAACATATAAATCATCCTCTTTTAATGTTTTAAATGTTCCCATTTTAGGACTAATTATCGCATCTTCAATGTCGAAGATATTTTTAGCTGCGTCAACTATTTGTTGTAACGAGGCTAAATTAACTCCGCCGGTTTGGATGATTCCAAAACTTGCTTGTCCAAGGTTTGAAATCTTTTCTGTAATTTCTATAATATTTTCTTTGGCATCTATAATGTCATGGTCATTTGCCAAATTTTTTATCGCCGTTCCCAAGTCGTTAAAATTATTTATTTGTGTGGGGTCAGGAAATCTATTATCAATTTTTTGTGTTATTCCAAAAGTACCTTTTTCTTTTGTCATTTTATCAAACACTTTTTCGGAACCTGTTTTAACTGTTTTACCCAAACCCCTCGTAATTGCCTCACCTTCTTTAGACGCCGCGAAGGACGCCGGAATTACTCCTGTAAATAATGCGATACCTGTGTTTATTTCTCCTAACACATCTAATTGACTTTCTTGAATCTCCTCAATGCTTTTTGGTTTTGCGGCGTCTAAGAGTGTTTCAATACCTTTTTGACCTTCTTTACTTGCGTTGGCTAACGCTTTATCCAACTCCATTTCTTCACCATTAACGGTAATCATCATCTTACCCTCTTTCATTTCCGCCAAGTTGACCAACATTTGTTTTTGTTCTTCATCAACAAAACTTGGAAATTTAATTTTCTCCATCTTCATCGCGGTTTCCGCGCTTGACAAAGCCATTTTTTGTAAAGTACCTTGCGACAATCCCAAAGATTTTTCAATTTCTCTCATTTGTCTTTTGGCGCCAGGTAAAATTTCAAATTGTCCCTTTTCATTTAACTGAACAAATTGTTTTGACATTTCGGCAATTTGTCTTTGTAATTCTTCAGGGTCATTTTCCGCCATATTCATTAAATTAAGCGGGTCTAAAAGTTCTGATTGTGTAACACCTAATCTTTGTAATTCGGCGGCCATTTTAATCGCTCCTTCAGGATTAAAAGCTTTTTCTGCGGTTTGCATAATTTGAGTCATATCTATTCTCATGGAAGTTGCGTGTGCCGCCATTCTAGCCAAACCATCAACACCGTCTTTAAAATTATAATAATTTAAATTTTTTAAATTTGCAACAACCGCCGCGGATACTGCCTGTGCGTTCACACCTTGTTGTCTTGCAACATTTACAACATCACCCATTTTTTTACCTGCTTCAAGAGCAGAAACTCCAATGTCTTTAAAACCTCCGACCATTGTTTTTACCTCAACTCCAGATACTTTTGTCGCGGCAAATAATTCTTTTTGAGCTTCAGTACCTAAAGTAATATTTCTACCTAATTCTTTGGGTACCGCAATTTGATTGGCGAATAAATCATCGTAAGTCGCCCCTAATTTAAAAGCTTCATCTCTTGAAGCAACTATCGCTTTTTTAATACCTAATACCTGTTCTTGTCCAACTCCAAAACTTTTGGCAACTTCCATCGCCTTAATATCCATACCTCCAAGATATCCAAGGATGTCAGATTGGGATGATGCAATACTTTTAAATTTTTCTGATAAACTAGATAGACTAAATAAATCGGATAATCCGGTTATTTTGGGTTGTTCATTAATTCCTGACGTACTTGAGTTAGACTGCATAATATTTTAAGTTTTATAATAAATAGACAATTATTTAATTTTTTGGTTGGTTATCTTCTATTATTCTATTTATTATGTACTTTCTAATGTAGGTTGGAATAGTGTTAAATTCATTATAATTCATTCTAATGAATTTTGCCAAAAAATAATATTCTTCAATTAAATTAATCCTATACTCAAAAGAAAGGCCGAAAAAATTCAACCCCAAAGGTAATATTAACATTTACCATTTCTCCTGATGGGGCTTGAACTTGTCTTGTTAAATCTAATGATGGAACATTTTCTAACAAGAAATTTTTTATGTATTTTGAATCCATTATGGGTAATTGGTCAACAAAAGAAGTTATTCTGTTTCTATCCGTTGAGCCATCTAATTCCACTATTTCTTTATTTAATCTCCATGAAACTAAAGGAGCAACTCTTCCTTGTGGATAATTTTCCGCAAGTTTATTTAATTCTTCTGTTTCAAAATAAGATAATGGTCTAATTTTAACCGTTGATTCTGTTCTTGGTAATTTTACGTCAAAAGTACCATCATGATTTGGACTTACTTTTGGTCTTTTAATATTTAATTCATCTAATAATATTCTAGCCTCAAAAGTTTTATTTGTTTTTGGGTCGGTAAGATTAATAACGTATTCAGGTCCAAATGAAGAGTTTCTTAAAAAGATTAATAACGCTTCAATATCGGCAGTTAATAATTCGTTAATTTTAAGTTCCGGTTCGTATAATTTATTTCTTATTAAGTTGGTAATTAAATAGTCTCCTTTTTTTTGAACCGCGTCAATTATAATATTCTCATCATTTGCGGTTAAATATCCTATTTTTACCGTTTTTTGTTTATTTTTATAAAACACTCCTCCTGTTGGTAGTGTCACTACATCATGTGGCAAGTTAAAATTTGAAGTTGCCGCTTGTATTACATTTGATTCTAAGTTTTCCATTTAAAATTAGTTTTTATTACTAATGTTAATTATAAAGTTATAGATATAAATAAAAAATTCCCAAATAAATTAATATTTGGGAATTAAAATATATGTTATTGTTAAATTAATATACTAAAATACAACGGTCCATACGTATGTTAGTTGTGATAGTTGCTATTTTGTCACTATCATAACCAAGTGAACCTCCATCGTAACCTGTTAAAAACGCTCCTTCAAGAATCCATTTTTCAACAACAACCCCTGTAGGGTCTAACATTTCAAGGTCTACGTTTTTCTTATAACCGGCCGCATAACCCATACGTCCTGTTACAGATTCTGCACATAAACGAATCCATTCCATAACCGCTTGAGACGCAGAAGGACCTATTGGGTCTCTAAAAGTAACAGAAATCTCTTGCCATTCAAATCGTCCTGCAACATAAGTTGAAGTATTCAAAAATGGTATCGGTGTTGAAGTTATTTTTAAAGATGGTCTTTTAGTAGTTTCAACAAACCATTCGTTGATTCCTAAGTCGCTAGGAAATCTTAATATGAATCGATTATTTCTTTTCGGTTCATACGGTACGGGCATTTTCATTAATAAATCAGCCATTGTTATATTTGTTTTTTAATTTTTATTCTTTATATATAAATATATCGTCTTATTTTTTTATTTAAAAATTATTTATCTTTAAATATACTTTTCTTTCCTCCTTTTGTTGAATAAAGTTTAAAATCTAAACCTTCTCCACCTTCTAATTCTTTACCAAATTCTTTATGATACGCTTTAAGGTTTTTTAAATCATCGTCAGAAACTCCCAATTTAGGCACAAAATTATTTGACACCATATTTTTTAAGAAAGCCTTTTTACCAATAATGTTTGACATTTCTTTAATATAACCAATAAACTCTCTTAATGCTTCATTTTTTAATAATTCTGGTTTAGCCGCAGACCCTTGTCCATATGATACCGGATAAAATTTACACATATCCAAATACTCTCTAATAATATCCATATTTCTTGGTGTTTCTTCCCCAACTAAATCTCTAAACTTATTTAAATTTTTAACACATTCTTTAGCATCTAAACCCATATGATTTGAGATTAATAAATTATAACAAGCCTCTTTTAAAACATAAGGGGTATGTCCTCTTGCTGTTATAATCGCAAATATAGAACCACCGTTTAACGCCTCAACAAAGTCGTCCCAAGCAGGACCTTTTTTGGCTACCATTGAGTCTACTATGAAATTCTTGTCTCCCTCAACTGAAAAATATTTAAATGTGTTAGGAGCAAAACTTTTAATAATATGTCCATCATATTCAAAATCTTCGACACCAATTTTATCTCTATAATGAGCAAAATCTTCTGTTGTCATTCCAACTTCATTTCCTTTATCATCTAATAAAATTAATTTTGTTGGCATTTCTAAAATATTATCATCCCAATCAAAGGCATAATATTTCATATCTGGCGTTCCAGTCTCGTCAATTCCTTCTTTTAATTTATATCTTCTCATTATTAATTAAATATAAAGACAGGTCAGTTTTTTTTCTGACCTGTCATTTATTTGTTTTTAGATGTTTTCAAAAGACGCCCCTGTCGGTGTAATATAGAATGTAATATCTATAAACTCTAACGCTCTTGTCGGTTTGATATAAATCTTACCTGTTAATTGATTTCTATCTAAGTCTGCAGGGTCTGAAGATACTGTTACACGGAAATCGTATAAACCTCTATCTCTTCTAATTGCGTCTAAGATTGGATTAACCGCGTCTAAGAAATCTTGTCTTACTTTATCGTCATTTTGTTCAAATAACAATCTAACAGATACTGCCGAAATTAATTTACGAGCTTGTAATAACAATCTTCTTACATTGATTCTGTCAAGAGCAGATTCTCTAATTTGTAGAGTTTTGTTACCCCAAATTACTGTTCCCACATCTGAGAATGTCGCGATTGGGTTGATTCTACCTTTATATAGAGTATCTCTATCTTCTTGTGTTAATTTCTTTCTAGCTTTAATTGCGTTTACAATACCTCTTGTATAACCTGCCGCCGCAAACCAAGGGAACGCGATGTTATCAGTTAATGCTAAGTTTCTTGTAACTTCCGCAGTTGCTGGAATGTAAATTTGTGTATTATTAACCGCATCTCTTGTTAATACCCAAGGATAATAAGTTGCGGTATAATTAGAATCAATTGCCGCTTCTTCAAGATTATCAACCGCCTCTTGTGGATAGATTAAATATGTTGAATCTCCCGGAGTTGGGACAAATAGGTTGTAGTCAGGTGTTGTTGTAATATACAACGAATCAGCTCTATCAAACTCAATCATTTCAACTGCATTTCCAACAAGGTCGGAATTGTTTACATAATCAATACCAGGGGTTACAAATAAGTTAATATTTACCGCCTCAGGGTTTGAGAATGTTCTAATACCTAAAAGGTATGCGTAATAATCTGTGTTTGCCCAATCAACAGTATTATCACCAACCGATATTTGTTTAAATGCCCCCCATCCTGTTGCGGTTGGGTATTTTATTGAGGTACAAGCTCCTTTTAAATATCCGCTTCTACCTAATACAAATCTATCTGAGTTAGTTCTTGATTCTCTGTAGATATCCCATCCGTCAAAACCTCCCGCACATACTAATGAGAATTTACGCGCAAATAATCTATAATATGGATTAGTCTCATCTTGAGGGTCCGAAGTAAATTCGCCAGAACCAACAAAATACGCTGGTGTACCACTAGTTGTAAAACCATTAGAAATTGTAATTCCCGATGCGTTTTTATCCATGTGGAAACCTCTTGTTTTATAGAACCATTCGTCTCCAGTTACATCAGTACAAACGTCCAATGGAAGTTGTTTACCTTTGTATTGGTAGAAATCAGTGTCAAAACCAATCGTATCTGAGATACCTAAATAAGTTCTTCTAACATTATCACCACTAGTTCTAATCGCGTCGTCCGCACCTGTTGATAAACCAAATGGAGGGTTGTAAACTACTTCACCTGGGAAATCATATTTTGTTTTGTATATAGGGAATGGCGGTCTAAATCCTCCACTTCCGCCGTATTCACGGAAACTATACCCTTGGAATCCGCAAGGTAATGCGTCAATCGGAGCGTCTTCGTTCATTTCCAACATAACGTATTTTGAATTTAATTGGAACTCTCCGTCAGCGGTTCCTATTTTTTTAGCCACGAAATTATTTAATCCCGGATTCATACTACAATTAGTGAAACTTTCTAAAACAGAAGGTGCTGAGTCAGAATCAAAGAAATCTCTAACAAGAACATCAAACGTTCCGTTTCCAAATGATATGTTTTGAATTGAAATTTTAACTTCTGTATTCGCATCATTACCATCAGCAATTGTTATAAACTTAAATAAGTTATAAACTTTACTACCTCTTAATTCAGATACTAACCATGGTGAACTTGGTGATTGGTATTTTTCTAAATACCAAGCAATTGATGAAGGGTCAGAACCTTGTCTTGCGTTAGGTAACGCTAAAATATCACAATTTAAACCTCTGATATATCCTTTTCTCCAAGCCCAAGTTAATAAATTTTGGAATCTTTCTTCAACAAATAAAGGAACCGTTTGTCTTGGTTTTCCAAAGTTAGATTGGCCGAAAACTTTTGTAAGATATCTTGGGTCAGAGTTTTGGAATGAAGTTTCAAAGAAGAAATTTTCGCCGTCTTTATTTGTTACATTTAATCCAAATACTGAAAAAGGATTTTTTGTAACACCTGAATAAGTTCCAGAACAATCCATAGTTACATCGTTCAAGTTTTGAACTTCGTAAACTGCTCCGTCATCAGAAGAATATGTTGCTAAACCTCTTGAACGTAATGTCGCAATTACTAAATCATCATAATCCAAATACGCAGTGCCTGAATAATAATATATTCTACCATTTAAATTACCAGTATAACATTTAACAGGTTGTACTGTTGTTGTGGTTGTTGTAGAAATTGGGGTTGGGGTAACACAAGGGTTTGTAGTTGTAGTTGTTGTTGAAGTTGAAGTTGTCGTGGTTGAATTTGGTACTAGTGTAACACCTGATACGTATGTGTAAAATGAAGACCCGGTATACATACCAGAACCTACATTATCAAATAATGCGTAATACCAAGGGTCGTTATTAGGGTCTGAATAATCTACGTTATTTGAACTTACAGTATCTAAACTAAATACGTTAGTTGATGCCGTATAAACAGTATTTAAAACATCGTAAGTATCTCCCGAAATAACCCCATAATAATAAATGTTAACACCTTCTTCGTCATCAGGAAAATCGGCGCTAATAACTTCAAATACTTGACTATTCAGGTTTTGACCTATAGACGAAACCGAACCATTAAATTTTTCATATGGTAAATTTAATTTTGCTAAAATTGCGTCAGGTAATCCTGTAACATCGTATTGAATATTGTCGGCATTATCTGTACAAGCCGTAAATGGAACTGTAAAGTCTTCAACCCAATACTCATCACAATTAAATTCGCAATTAACAACGCTTCCAGTATAGCACCAAAAATTAACTGTTGAAGGGTCAACATTTGCTTTAGTAGATATTGTCCAAGAAGGACCCGCATCATAACCTGAAAGACCTAAAATTCTTGTAACAAATAATTGGTTTGATTGTTGTAAATAAGCTTTAGCAATATACGCTGATTCATATTTAGGTATTTGTGTATTAACGAATTTTTCAGGTGAAGTCTCACCAAACACTGTGGTGAATTCATCAAAATTTCTTATAAAAATTGGTTCGAAAGCGGGACCTTTTTGTGTCTCACCAACGATACCTAAAGTCGTAACACCAACACTTTGTGCTACGAAACTCAAATCTACTTCTGAAGTATAAACCCCAGGTGATACGAATACTTTGTTTGCCATTATCGTAATTTTTTTTAGTTATTTATTTTTTTAAATAAATATTACAAAAAAAACCAAAATTCTTTACTTTATTAATAGTATTTATAATTTAGGTAGAATATTTTCTGCCTTTTTTCTACCATGAAAAATGAACCTAAGAAAATAAAAAATCTCAAAATATCTATTGAGACTCACAACGTGTTAAAAACATATTGTGAAAAAAATGGAATTAAAATGTATCGTTTTCTTGAGAAGTTGATTATTGAAAAGTGTAAAGAAAAAAAAGATATTTATGGCGAAAACTAAATTAGTTTAGATATTAACTCCATTTTTGATTCTTTTGTATTGTCTTGTTTAGTTATTATAATTTTTAAAATGTCATTGGTATTGATTTGTATTTCACTAATATCACTACCATAATATTCATTATTTATGAATATATCATATGATTCAATATTTTTTGTTGTTCCTACGTTTAAATTTGTTTTATAATCAAAAAATTGACTTATTAATGTTATACCATTTAGAAATAAAACATCAAGATTAGTGGTTTCATTTATCTCAAAAGATTTTGGGTTTCTTTTTATCTTACCACTATCAAATTCTAAAACCGTTAATGCTCTTGTTATTGCGGGCGATACGGTGAATTCATTTTCGTCAATTAAGAAACCTAATAAAGTAAACTCATAACTTTGGATATAGTATTTTCTTTTTTCTAAATCCATTACAGATTCATCATTAATGTTACCCATAACAATAGGGATATAATGACCTTTAATATTTGTGTAAGCTTGTTTCGAAGAAAATTTTTCAATAATAATTTTATTAAAATCATTTAATTCTCTCATTCTATTACAAACTATTTTTACTTGATATGTAATATCAACAGGGACTGGTTGTGGTATTTTATAAATGTCCATTCCGGCTCTTGTTCCATCCCATGTTGGGACTTGAGCATAAAAATATTGTCTTCTATTTGGGATAGTATAAAGTGTTGAAGGATTTGTCCCGTATTTTACTTCGGGTATTCTAACAACCGTAATAAAGGGGGGTTCAATATTTTTATCTTCGTTTTGAAACGTCCAAGTTTGTGTAAATTGAGCCCAATTTTGGGTTGTGATTAATATATCAACAGTTGGAACTTTCTTTCCTTCGACAACTAATTTTAAATCTTCCTTAACAAAGTCCAAAAATCCACCATCCAAATCGGAATGTAATATCGACTTAGGTAAATACGTCCCATCCTTTTGTATTTTTTCCAAAAGTTCTTTTCTTCGCGAAAAAAGAATTTCAGGCTCAGTTAGTGAAATATTTTTCTTTACTTTTTTTGGTAGTGGCATTATTAATTACATTAATTATTACTAGTTTTTATATTATAATCCTCTAAATTCATTATCTACAACAGCAGAAGCAATAATACTTCTATAATAAGGTCTTATACCTGCATAATTATGTTTATTATCTGAAATAACTCTACCATCATTAGTAACTGTATAATATCTAACTCTAGTTTCACTTTCATAATAACCAATATAATCACCAAAATTAATATCAACATCTAATTCATCTAATTGTTTTTGATAAACCGCGACTTTTAAATTGCCAGGTTCTACCTGATTTAATTTACTGTTAGTTCCTAAATTTTTATTTTCAGGTGCCAATATTTGAACAAACCCTTTAAATTCTACAGGGGGTAAAAACTTAATTCCGTCTTTAACTGTTTCACCATAAACGTTATCTGTTTTTGTTTTTTTTCTGTCCACCCTATAAAGAACTAAATTAAAGTTCATATCTCCGTACAACCATTCTTCACCTATTGAAATGTCTAAGTTAAAATCTTGGTCTCCAAAAAATTTTCCTAATCTAGTTATCGGAACTTTATTATTTGACATATTTATAAATACTTCTTATTATTGTTTTAATTTTTTTTATTAAAATATTGTGACTTCAGGTCTTACAAATAATCTTATCGAACACAATGCGTTATCTATATTAGATTCATATGATGGTGCAAATAATTTTATATTAAAATTAAAACACCAAAAAGAAACTAACAAAAAGTTTTTTCCCACAAGGTCACAATCAGAATACATTGTGAATAATCATAACAAAACCCCAAAGGTCGCAAAAAAATGGGTTGAGTTAGACCCTTATTTTGCAAAGAAAATTGCTGAAGAAAAATTATATAGTAAAGTACCTACTGAAGTTTGGGTTGAAAAATTATTAACCGAAAAAGAAAAATCTTATCATATTTGGGGTAAAGTATTTTCAGGTGAAACTCTTCACGACTTTTGGTTACCAAAGGGTGCGTTATTAAAAACTCACACAACTAAAGTGGTCGAAATTGACTACCTTAAATATTCTCATAGACCTCCGTTAAATCATCAAAAAGAAGCGATAGAAAAATTGGTTGGTTCTAAAAGATTTATATTGGCGGACGATATGGGTTTGGGTAAAACTATCTCAGCAACTATAGCCGCTTTGGAAACAAACGCTAAAAAAGTATTAATTATCTGTCCCGCGTCTTTAAAGATTAATTGGGAAAGAGAGATTAGAAACTATACGGACAGAAGTATTTTTATTTGTGAAGGTAAAAACTTTTCATTAGAACACGACTTTGTAATAACAAATTACGATATCCTTAAAAACTTTTATGATTTAAAAAATAAAGAAGATTCTATGATTGGTAAGTTTAATCCTGAACTTATTATAATCGATGAATCGCATTATATCCAAAATGGGACGGCCAATAGGACAAAACTTGTTAATAGTTTTGCCAAAAAATCCGAATATCTTTGGTTGTTAACAGGAACTCCAATGACAAATAGACCGATGAACTATTTTAATTTACTTCAATTAATTGAAAGTCCCGTGGCTCAAAATTGGATGGCATATGCTATCAGGTATTGTCAAGGATATCAGTTTAAGGCTGGTAATAGAAAGATATGGAATGTTAGTGGGGCGTCTAATTTAGAAGAATTAAGAGATAGAACTTCAAAACAAGTATTGAGAAGATTAAAAACGGATGTGTTAGATTTACCCGAAAAGATTATTACTCCCGTTTATTTAAGATTAAAGTCTAAATTATATGAAGGATTAATGGGTGAATACTTTGATTGGTATAGAACAAAGGGTGAAGAATCAAAATCACTCACAATTCAGTTTACCAAACTTATGAAAGTAAGACAGGTGATTGCCGAAGAAAAAATAGAACATACCATTGAACTTGCACAAAACATAATAGACCAAGAAAAGAAAGTTATTATCTTTACAAACTTCACGGATACATTAAATAGAATTGCAGACCACTTTGGGAAACAGGCGGTAAGATTAGACGGAAGTTCATCCAAACCACAAAGACAATATGCGGTTGACCAATTTCAAGAAAACGATAAAATAAAAGTATTTGTTGGGAATGTTAAGGCGGCGGGTGTTGGTCTCACATTAACCGCCGCAGAATCTGTTATAATTAATGACTTGTCATTTGTTCCGGGGGATTTATCACAAGCCGAAGATAGAGCGTATAGATACGGTCAAAAAAACAATGTTCTTGTTTATTATCCAATATTTGAAAACACGATTGAAGGGGTTATTTACGATATAGTAAATTCTAAAAAATCTGTTATAGAAACCGTAATGGGCGATAATTTGGATAGGGGGGATATTGTTGAAGAAATAATGAACAAAATAAATTCGATAAAGTGAATTTTGCCAAGTCAAAATGTTTTTGTATATTTGTGGTATGAAAATATTTATAATTTTTATTTTAATGTCTTTTACTCTAAGTTCTCAAACTTATACGGAAAAAACTTTTAATATCCAAATTTTTAATAAAAAACTATATGACAAAATTAATCATTATAGGAAAAAAAATAATTTAGATACTCTAATCTATTCTAAAGTTTCTGAAAAAAATATTTCTAAAGTTAATGTAAATAAGATGATTGAAAAATCTCTTTGTTATCATCCCGATGTTAATTTTTATGGTAAAGATAAGTTAAGTGAAAACATCTTCAACGAGTACTATAAGATTTTGAAATTTAAAAAAATAAATAAAATTGATGATTATATCCAATACGCCGAAATATCGGCATTCACATCGAAAAAGTTTAACACATATGATAAACTCGCCGAGTATTTTTTAACGGGTTGGATAGATTCTCCAAAACACAAAGAAATCCTAACAAATAATTTTGAGTTCGGTGATTCCGTTATGGCTTCATGTTATATCGGTAATGATAATAAAGGAACTTATGTCTCATTTAACTTTTTAATAATGTCAACTTGGAGTGAGTAAAATTATATATATTTTTTTACCAAATCCTCAAAAGAATTTTTAGGTGAACTATAGGACTTTGTTTCGGGACTATATTTTGGTAAATTCATGTATTGTTTTAATTCGTTCATAAGGTTATTATTAGTAATAATATTTTCTCCTACATCAGGTGCGTTACCAATAGTTATTTTAACTATCTTACCTTTATCCCATGAAAAATTCCATCTTATAAAAGGCTGAATTTTGGTGTCTATTTGTATCTTTTTTTTGGCAATATCATCCGAAAACATTTTATTAAATTTTATTTCATAGATAGCCAAAAACGATTCTGAACCCGGAACCGCTTTACCGTCATAGGGTAAAGTATAGTTCGGGTTATTACTTAAAGGTATTTGCCATGTGTTATTTTTTGAACATCTATTTGGGACCACACTATCGATTTTAGCTCTTGTTTTATTACCTGAGATTCCGGCACAATTATAACTACCCTGTATAATATATTTAGGGTCAAATCTTGGTTCAAATCTTTCAGTTGTCGTGGTTTTTACATAATTAAATTTTAAATTTACAGACACAAATTGACCCGGCAAAAATTTTGGGTCTCTACGAGTATCATTATCCCCAAATCCTCCCGTGTTAATGACATAGGCGGAAGATTTTTTTGGGATTTCATTATTAACAGTAATTCCTTGTTGTGATAAAAACGCAATTAAATTATTTAAGAATATTTGAGCTCTTTGTGTTGCCAAATTTTTATTTGATGTATAACCAGAATCTGTTGGAGTTGTTTTTGCCGCAGTTTTTCTATCATTTTCCATATCATAACCCGTTGGATTTCCTCCCCAAGTGTTACTAGCACCACCAATAACATCAATAAAAGTTAGTTGAATGTTTTTTTCCTCCAACATTTTTTTAGTTTCGGGGTTGGTGTTGATAAGATTCATTATTCCGTCTGTAAAAGTTTTAAAGGTGTCTGGACTAACAGCATTTGAACCCGTAGGAAAATTAACATTTTGAGTATAAGGACCGATAGGAATACCTTCTTTAGTTACTTCGGTTATTTTAACTCCCGTATCGGTTTTTTCTTTAGTTACAGTTTTTGTAACCTGTTCGGAAATTAATTTTCCTGTTTCGTAATTAAGTAAAAATTTAATTCTATTTAATTCTTCAAGTATATTAATGTTGTTCATAGATATTTTTTATTATAAATATATTTATATGTAATAAACGCGATTTGTTTGTGAAAAACCAATTTGAAAATAAATCAAAATTACTTTTAGAAAGTATTAAAAGAATAGAAAGCGGTAATTTTCTATTAACCGAAATGAAAAAAATCGGTATTGAAAAGTTACCTTACTCATATTCGTCTTTGAATAAATTTATCGATTCTAAGACGATGGATGTTCATTATAACAAACATTATAAGGGTTATGTTAAAAAGTTGAATAACGCTCTTTCCAAAAAAGAATATGGTGATATTGAACTCGAAGAAATTATTAAATCTATTAGTAAGTTTAATAAAACAATACGAAATAATGCTGGTGGAGCTTTTAATCACGCATTATTTTGGAAAATGTTATCACCAAAAAAACAAGAACCTAAAAGAGAGTTATTAAAAAAAATAAAAAAAGATTTTGGAACATACTCAAACTTTAAAAATAAATTTGAGGAGTTGGCAAAAGGTTCTTTTGGTAGTGGATGGATTTGGTTAGTTGTGACCAAACAAAACAAATTAAAATTAATGACAACCCCAAATCAAGATAACCCACTGATGAATGTTATTGAAGGTGGCGGGTTTCCTATTTTAGGTTTAGATTTATGGGAAC